TTATACCCGCTACGAGTCTCCTCTTCAATGAACTTATCTAGTGATTTGCCTGCCAACGACCGACCAAGCGAATCAGCTTTGCGCCGAAGGGTGTATCCATAATCAGCCAACAACCCCTGAATCTGATCCGTATACCGCTGCGCAATACTCGGCACAACGTCTTTCGTCAATGGCCCTTCAATCGCGCGCTCGAACTTGCCGTAGTCCCGTGCAAACTCCCGCGCTTCTTTCCAAGCAATGAACGCCGCAAGCTGCCTCTGTCGGGCTTTAAATGCCTCGATATAATCTGGCTTAGCCTTAGCCAACGCCTTCTCAACATTCTTCCACTCGCGCTGCATATCACGTTCATAGCGCCGAGTGTTCAATCCATCCTTCACCGACTCATTAGCAAAATCGTGCCCAACTGCACGAACTATGGCTTCCTTCGAATATGGAATCTTAACTCCCGCAGCCTTAGCCATCATCTCCAATTCTGCGTGGAGGATGTTGATTCGATCTTGCCCCGCCACGATCTCCTTCGCGACCGCTGCAATATTCTCGGCAAGATTTCCTATTCGCGCTTCGGTCCGCTCTGTTGCAATCTCCTTCGCGGCATACTCGAAGTGCGGCTTAGGCCCAAGGCCCATCTCGCGCTGTTCAGCCTGGATTGCCTCGATCGCTCGAAGCATATCAACGCCGCTATCGAAGCCAAAATACTTCGCCGCTACCTCGGGATCAATCCCTTCCTTCCGCGTATACCTTGATAGGTCCGCCTCAGGCAGCATCGACCTAACTGCAGCCGCGTCCAGCTTAAGCGACACCGGCCGCCCATCCACGACAAATGTCGTTTCGTCGGGGAGCATTCCAGCACGGAAGGCGCGTTCAGCAGAATACTCCGGAGTACGCGCAAGCTCATCCTTTGCCTTCGTGAACTCCTCTCCATATGTCTCGACCCAATCAGGCTTCAACCTGCGCTTGGCCTGTGCCTCCGCCTGTACTTGCAACCGCTCGGCCAGCGCTTCCTGTTGTTGGGCGATCAGTCGGCTATACCGCTCAAATACCGGCTTTGTTACATCCGGAGGCGCCTCGGAAAATACCGGACGAAGGCCAAGCGCATCTTCCTGCGCAGCAATAGCTTGCGCCTCAGCCTGTGTTGGCTTAGGAGGAGTTTCCTTAACCGCTTCTGTAGGCTTCTCTGCTTTCTCTCCAAGCCCCGCAACGATTTCATTTGGCGTGAATCCTCCTTCGCCGATCCGTAGATCGCGACTGATCTTATCGTGCAGCGCAGGAGCAACATTAGCGAGGTAATCCTGAAACGCTACCGTGACTTCGGTTCCGTACTTATCCGCACGCTGCAACTGCGCAGAGAGATCGCCAATGAAGCCTAATGGCCCTTTAGGATCACCGATTTCAACGCCGGATTCTTCATACAACTTCCGAATACTGTCCGCAGACATAAATAGCGGAGTCTTCGCGGCGTTGGTTTGAGAAACAAAATTCTCCGCGAATAGCTCTGGCGACCGCGCACGCGTCTGTGTTTCATGCGCGGCCTCAACAGCCTTAGCCAAGTCTGCGTGCGCCTTAAGTGAATCAACCTTGCCGACTGCTTCGCCAATAGCGCGGTCCATTTGCTCCGAAAGAAGAATGCGCTGCGCTACTTTCTCCGGCACGGAGGTAATCGGGTGCGCGCCAGACAAGCCGGTGATATACGATTCCGCAACGGCGCTAATCTCCCGGCCGAATCGCTCCCCCGCCATCTTATCGCCAGTAACTGTACCATAGAACCTCGCGCCAGCCTCACCAAGCCCTTCAGCGGTTCCTACCAGTGCCGCGGCACCGCCACGGATTACAGCTTCTAGCGGGAGCCCCAACGCAGTCCAGCCGGCAACACCAGCTGCGTTAAGCTTATCCTTGTCCGAAATCCAAGTCCCCGGCCCGCCGTAGCCAAAGCCTTTAACAGCGCCAGTAACTGCTCCGCTAACAAATCCAGCTGCTGCTTCACTCGGTGCGGCTAAGACCCTACGCCACGTTGGCATCGCTGCAACACGAGCCTGTTCTGCAGCATCAATCCGCTTCCACCAATCTGCAACACGGTTCTCGAATTCGCCAATCTTCTTGCTGACATTCGCCAAGCTCCCCCAATCATCAGCGGAGACTTGCGTAGCCAACGGATGTGATGCAGCGTAGTCTGCGATTGCTGGGTGTGACGCAGCCGCAGTAACACCAGTACGCGCGTTGAAATCGACAATATTAGACTTGATGTCGTCAGTTAGCAGATGCGCAGGAACGCCGGTCTTCTTGGAAATCTCTAACGCCTTCGCCGCAGCGCCGGGATCGGTCTGCGCGCCACCGACAATTGCTGGAGCAACCGCGTCACCATACAATGGCGCAGACTCCCACAGAGCCTTAGGCTCCGCAGGCTTATCATCATACAGCGGCGCAGATTCCCATTCGCTCATGGCTTGATCCTCTTTACACCGCGGGGATCAATGAATACAGTACCTGATGGCCACTGCTGATAGATTTCATCGGTCGAGAACTTGAGCGGCTCGTCCTTCGTTTGAAACACAAACGGTCCTTCATTCGTACCCCACAACCTGCCAGGTACCATTGTCCGAGCCAACAGTTGCTTACCTACTGCCAGCACTGTAGCATCATCCATCCCCTTACCATGCGCCTGCCGATAGTTCGTCAGTTCCTGTGTCATCTTGCCCATGAACTGATTGTACAACTGTGTAGCCGCGATAGCCTCGGGGTCGTCCTTCGTAGAAGAGTAAACCTTTGCCAACCGCAGCGTAGTGTCTAACACATTCATCGCGTGGAGAATGCCTTGGTTGCTGTCCTTCTTCTGCAAAAGATTCGTCAACTGTGTAATCAACTTCCCGCGGTCGGAGACTGTAACATCGGCAGAATAGATGTCATTAATCCGGTCTAGCGTCGGGTCTTTGGAAATGGCGCCGAGAATTCGTTCGAAGTTCATTGTACGCTCAGCTGTTGCAGGCACACCACCCTTGGAATTGGTATTCAGCTGACCTAGAACCTTCTTCTGCTCTTGCGGCCCAAGTTCCTTGAACGCTTCTTGGGCATCCGCTGACAAGTCCTCGAATCGCTTCGGCGCCTTGGTCGGGTCTTGATTCACCAACTCGGACCAGACTGTGACAGCGTTCTGCTTCTGTACAGCGTTGGCCGTAGATCGAAGATTATTGAACTCCGTCTTTACACGGGTGTTAAGCATATCTTGGTACGCGGCTTGGTTCCCAGGGTCATTTGGAAACAGACGTTCGGCTGTAGACTTAACCTCGTCCATAGCTTCACTGACTCGCGATGCAGCAGAGTTCGCGGTCATTGGGCCGCGCTCCTTCGTCTCGCCCTGCCCCCACCAAGAGAGTTCTTTCATGCGGCGCTTTGCGATAGCTTCAGATGGAGAGCCGTCGACATTATTGTACTGCCCGAAAATCTCTTTGGCCTTGTCCAAATCCCCTGCCGCAACAGCTTTGCCTAGTCCCTCCGTTACCCACTTATCGCCGGTGTTGTACGTCAACGAAATCAGCGCAGCGCGCGTGCCCTCGGGCAGGTTAGCGTTGACGTTATCCACGACATTCGCCGCACGTCCAGCCGCCTGCCGCATTCGCATTTCGGCAACGCGCTTAAATTCCTCTGGCGGTAGGCTATCATCCCCGGGCTGTGCCTTGGTACCGAAGCCGTTCGAATGCTGCTTTACATCCCACTTAGCCTTAGGCGCAAAGCCCTCAAGGTCTTTAATTCGCCCGATGTAATCCTCGCTGAGTGCGCCGTATCCCGCCATAATTCGCTGTGAATCCAACCGAGACTGCACGGTGATTATAGATTGGTTAATGCTGCTTTGCAGCTTCAATGCCTCAAGCCCGTCCATCTCGCCACGGTATTTCTCAAACAAATCTCTTGCCCGCAACGGATCATTCTTTGCAATCGAAGTTAACTTCCCTGCCCAAACTCGTGTTACCGCCTTGCGCTCTAGCGAATCTGCTTCCTCGGGGATGCCTCCAGCATACGCTTCATCCCGTGCGGCCTGTTTCGCTGCACCAAGCGATTGCTGAAACCGAAGATCATCTTCCGGGCTTTGTGCCGCATCGCTAACAGCACGATCAATCTGCGCCTGCCGAACACCGCGTTGCCAGACCTTAGTCTGCCCCGCTGCGTAGGCGCCACCGTCAATAATCATGCTCCCAACGCGACGCTTGAAGTCGTGATCGAACGCCCGCTGTACTGCAGGATTACCAGCCATACTGGAATACTTCTGATGGAGGTCTTCCAGGTCTTGCTGATACTTCGGCAACGCAGCAGCGGCATCCTTCCCTTCGAGGGAGTTGAACTTGGCCTTAAGCTGCCCAGCCTCAATACTCGCCCGAATCGACAGATCATCCACAGCCGTTTCGTTCGCACGCTGCTGCATCTCTACTGCACGGGCGAAAATCTCTCCGCCAATCTGTTCGGTGCGGCGGCCAAGCTCCTGCACCGAACTCGCAACAGCGCTACCAAACGCAGCCGAGGGAGTAGGCACGCGGACTTCAGGGGTAGGCGTACCATGAAGCCGCTCGGTCGGGTAAGGGGTGTACGGAACTTGCGGCATACCTATCTCCCGTAATACCACTCATCAAGACCGGCGTTTAGACTGGTGGCGGAACCTACGTTCACATATTGACCAGAACTGTTCCCCCACAAACCGAGTTGGCTACCCTGCAACCACTTACTCGATACGGAGCTTATTCCACCAAGGACAGACGACAACGCACCAAGCCCACCAGAGATTGTAGCTCCTTGCGCTGCGGAGCGGTACATACTTGCCGCAGCAGTTTGATTCGCGGCTTCAACATTATATCCATACGCCCGGCGCGACGCATTCTCAGCAATAATCGCCTGGTTCTCCAGCCCGATCTGACGCTGACTATCCCGCACCAATTGCGCCGACCCGAAGTTAACGTCCAGCCCCTTACTTCCCTGCGCCGCCATGATCTGTCCAACTTGTGCGGCAGTCTTCATCCCTGATTGACGTTGCTCAACCTCCCCAGCGCGCAATGCGTACTCAGCATTCTTCCGCTGAATCTTCGCATTCTGCTCGGCCATGCCAGCTTGATAGGAGTACATATTCGACTGCGATGCGCCGCCCATTAGTGATCCAGCGGCGCTAATCCCGGCGCTAAGTAGCGTGGACCCTAAGCCAACGCTACCAGCGGTCGTTGCTCCCATCCCGCTAAAGATCAACGCGCCAAGGCTAAACGGATCCATGTTCTTGCTTCCTTATCACAAATGGCGCTAGGAATCCTGTAGGCCTATCGAACTTGGCGCCAAGCCAACGCAACCAGCGCATGGACTGCGGATTGCGGATGTCGGTGTGCCCGATAATTGTGGGGTATTGCATCAGCATTTGCTCAACAACGCGCTGGGAATTGCGGACGAATAGGAAGGTATTGTCTTTTACCGCGTCGGTATGATACAACCAAAGGTACGCGTAATCAGCAAGCAGCGTTGGTGGAATTAACCCCCATGCACAGACGAATTCGTTGTTTATCAACCCGACATACAACTGCGCGCTATGGGCGAGACACATATCAAGCATCTGCTTATCGTATGCAGATAGCGTAGCACGTTTCGAGTCTATAATCAACCCTTCAATTATGTCTCGCCGTTGCTGCACAACTCGCGCTGTCATTTTGACGGATCCCCCACCACGATTTCAGGAATAACGCCGAGAATCGTCGCAGGAAGCGGGGAGGATTGTTCTATGCAATACTGTCCCTGTTCATCCCACGACGGATCTATAATAGTGCGAACATCGCCAGTAACGAGGTCAGTTACGGTCTCATTAGTCACTGAGCCGAGATTACCAACGATAAGGTCCGCCATATCAACAAGCGTATCCCACGCCTTACCGATTTTCAGCCCTAGCGCCTCCGCAACCCGAATCGTAACAGCGGTAATCTTCTTACGCTTTCCTTGCACAGTAGGCTCGCCGAGGTTCAACGGAAGGGTCTGCAATCTACAGGTATAAGCCATTCCAATCGTAACCTTTGAGGCGGCGGTAGCAAGGGTAAACGATCCGTTACTCGGCATAACGAACGGCGGAATAACCTCCCCGTCTGCAAGGCCAGTCACCGTCTCCCCGGCAAGGTGTTCCCCGCCAGAGAATGACGTTGCCGGGGTGCCAGAGTATTGCAGCCCGGAATCGACGCACCACGCATCCTGCGCCCCGTTAGTAAACAGCCGCTCCGCCATCCGCTCCACATACTGTACGGTCTGGCCGTTAATCGTCCGTTCTACAACAGCATAAAGTGCATCTGTTGCCACACCGTTTACAGTTTCTACCACAGACGTTACAGACTTAAATAAGCCATCAGTTACGCTATGCGCCCAACCAAGAATCTCTTGCTCTTTTACGAAAGTTAGCGATAACAATACTCCATCGCTGCGTACAGCCCAAATCGTCTTAAACGGTTCCTCGCATTGAGCCCAACTAATGATTTTATACCCATAAAACAGATGACTCGACAGAACAGAAATATCAGTTCCAGCGAAGACGTTAGTGTAAAAATTGTACGTCATATTCCGTACAATCGAGCCCTTTGCCTGTACATAGAGGATGTCAAAATTGGCTACCAACGGCGGCACGTCTGCGCAGCCATTATATGCCTGTGAATTCGCTTGGATGTCAATCGGTGAAATAGCCGTATTACCAGAACCACCATTTATGAGCCAAGATTGGCTGTCACACAAGACAATCAAACCAGCTGGCATTGGCACAGCAGCTTTGATCGTATTCAACTGCCCAGAACGCAAAGCACCTGTAATAGCATCATCCGCCTGAACCGGATTACTCACGTCAAAATTGTAACTTGTCCCGGTTTTGCTTAAGTTAAATTGCGCTGGATACCCCGAAGGACCCCCGAGAAATAGTCGCTGAGCGTAGAACCCAGGCACTGTAGGATTTCCGGAAGATGCGCTTCCAAGCACAGCTGTAGCAGTAGCCGCACCAGAACTAAATGTTACAGTCGGTGCAGAGACATAACCAGTGCCCGGAGAGGAGAGTGATACAGTACCAACACCCCAAGTACAATTAACCTGACAACCTCGGCCTGTGCCGCTCGTACTAATTTGCGTCATTGGATTCGATGGCACAGAACCTGAAGTTACTGAACCTGGAGCACACCCAGGTTCAGTAATCGGATAGAACGCAGTTACCATTCCGCCTGTAACTGCCGCTACTTTTACGATAACACCGTTAGCAACGACTATTGTATCACCGACTGCGTATGATAACGTTACTCCGCCAGGGTACGATGGAGTTGGTGTACCTACTACTTTTAGTGCCACAGAACCAGTGGCCGTAATGCCGCTAGGGGAAGCACCAAATGTAACGGAAGGGACAGTCGTGTATGAGCCTGATGCTGTAACAGTTACCGAGGCCACCCCAGCACCATAGAAAGGATTCTGTGGAATGGGTGGAGTTGTGGCATAATCAGGAGAAATATTACTGTCAATAAAACTTGTGCTGGTGCAACTACCAATAAAGCCAAGCGCCGAACCAGACGGGACTGCCCCTGCATAAGACAGCTGCGTTTTATAAACATTATAACTCATTGCGCCGGAGACAGAAGACCACGAAACCGTATTGGTGCCGGCAGTAGTTCGTAAATCTTGCTTCGAAGCCAGCCGAGCAAGCGCCGAAGACCCGCTTTCTTGCCCGCTACTATCAATGGCCGTTACTGCGTAGGCATAATTAGCGTTGCCCGCAGCTAATGTTGTTGAAACAGCGACTGTAGTTGGGATCCCGGCTGTAGAACCAAATGCAATTGCTACTAAGGTCCAGTCAGCCGCAGAAATAAGTGTTAGTACCGCCGGCGCATAATTAGCATGACAGATCACAAGCTTGTTACCGTCTTGTGCAAACTTAAGTGTAGACAAGTCACTGGCAGCGTACGAAGTTGGTAGAGTGTATACTCGTGCCACAGTGCCGCCAGAAGTCCAAACACCGTAAGCCGAGGAGTCCACAGCATTACCGAACAAATCGGTAAGTGTAATAGTTCCTGCGGTGCATGAAGAGATGATATAGTAGCGGTTGTTCAACTGCGTCATTCCAGCAACGCCGGTAATGTATACCCACTGCCCAACCGAGTATGAATTGGTTACAGAGATGACACAGGGATTCGCCCGCGTTGCGCCGGTAATGTTAAGCGTAGACTCCAATATCGGCGACCCGTTGTTGTAGAATCGGATATAATTATGCCCAAATTCCAACACATATCCAACAGAATACGATGCTTGAAATGTAATTAGGCGCACAGCCGAACCAGACCTATACGCCTGAAGAATATATTTCGTTCCCGGCCTCGTACTCACACCGCCACGATAATCAACGAAAAAATTCTCCAGCAGCGCGGCGCCAGAATGATACTTCGCAAGATCAACCCGGGCGCGCAACGCTGGAGCAAGTTCACCAGCATGGAAGGCGGTTTGAATAACTGGCTGTGACATGGATTAACCTCAATACGTCGGCCAGAGCCCGCCCCAATCGTAACTAGCGGCTACGGTAGATTCAGGAATCGCTACGCCACGAACGCGCAGGAAGTCGGGGGTGTAATCGTTGACGGTTAGGCTCTCGTTAGCGTTGTGCACTCGCGCTTCGGTAATGGCGTCGTTTGCCCGCTTGATCTGCATATTTGCCAGCGCCTTATCCCCTGTAAGCGCGACGGCTAACTGCCCCGCGATCGCCGCTGTCCATGCACTCTGAAACAATGTATCCATCTGGTTCGGGTCGGTAACACGCTTGATGTAAACCAGCATGGAATTCTGCTGATTCGTGAGAATAACGCGCTGGGCAGCTTGAGCGCCGAACGTCAGGTTGAACGTAGCACCAGTACCAGAACCGGTCGTCGACCCCTGTGCCACGGGATTGGTTTGCGCCGCAAAATAGCTGCCACCGGAAGGAGTCTCATCTGAATCCGCTGGCAGTTGGGAGATTATAGTGACAGTCAGGACAGCGCCGCTAGATACTGTAGCCACTTGCAACTTACACGGAGCGCCAATCGGTGCCGAACCAGTAGCGCCAGAAGCCAAGGTAATCACGTCACCAACTACATACCCGGAGCCGCCAGCGACAACGGACGCAGCAACAACAGGGTAGAACAAGTCAGATGCAACGGTGTACTTCACCGGCGGACCTGCGCTATACGCAGCAGGAATGCCCGTAGCCACGGGAAAGATTGGTGTGGCCAACCCTGTGGTAATCTGTGGAACAATGTAACACGCCTTAAGGCAGTCCACAGGATACTGATATTCATACGCCCACGGAGGTAGCGGCTGCCCACGCTGCCACACAGCGGGAGCAGTAGATGAATTCTCGGGTGTGCCGGGAATGGAGGTTATGCACGTCAACGTATCATACACCAGCGCGCATCCCCACGGCGCCATTCGAAGCAGGTCATCACGAGTGTTTTCGTAGATCAGCGCTACCTGCTTCGCCTCGTTGTTCGACTGCGCTGCAAGCTGAGCCGCCGTAATAGTCGTGCGGGTACCAATCGCCTGCAACGCACGGTTAATGATGTCTACTACGGCGGTCATGCTGCACCTTTATGCACGGCGCTCGAGGGCGGAAGACACAACACGAGCTTCCCCGACTGTAGGCGAAACCGCAACTGTAGGAACAGGGTTAGCCTGCCGAAGCAATTCTGCCATCTCCACCATCGCCGCATCTCGAATCGCGCGCAATCGAGGCTCATTGCGGCACCCGTTAACAATGTCCAACAACGTAGCAATCTTATCCCAGTCCATCTTACTTTCCCTTCTTCCGACGAAGGATGCCAGTCTTAGCATCTGCTTTGTTGAACTCCTTAGCTACCACCATCGGCACTCCGGCCTTCTTAGCGAAAGCTGGATTATGCGCCGCAGCAGCCATCAGCCTTGCCTGCTTCTTCGATGAACTCGGCATTACCTGCCTCCACCTGTGACAAAAGCTTGAGCATAGCGCCGACTGATTTGCAGGGTGAAGGCCCCAACAGCACCAATCCCGGTTACGCCTGTCGGGTAAACCGGCGTCGCATGGGATAACACGCCAGCACTGCCAACACCTATTACACCAGAGACCGGTGGACTGAGCGTCTTTGAAAAGCTGCCGACACCTGTGACACCAGCCACGCCAAAGATGGTTACAGAAGCAGTAAGCGTTAACGTTCCTACAGCTGTCGTGCCAACAACACCAACACCAGCGTTATCGTTCGCTATGTTAAGGCTACCAAGCTGACCAGCGCCAGAAACGCCTTGAATCTGCCCCGGCGCTAGGAAGGTAACAATACCGACCTGACCGGCCCCTTCAACACCGATTAGTTGCCATCCACCAGCAGCCAAAGATTCAGCCGCGCCCGTTCCTTCGACTCCAGTTGGCGCAGCATCCACAGCAACCGATGCCGTGCCGGGGTTACCCGTCGCAGCAACACCTACAGCAGTAGCGGATACAGCAGCGACGGCATTCCCAACATACGTGTTACCGACTACGCTAGAGATACTCGGATCAATCTCGCGAACGAAAGTGCCAGCAGCAGCAGCAGCAGCAACCCCGATTACACCGACACTGACGTTTGTTACTGAAGGAGGATTTACCTGCCCCAGCGCAAATCGTCCGAGTGCCTCGTAGCCGAGGAGCATAGTTAACCCTTATTCAGCTGCGAAGATTTCATCCGCGCGAGCAGCAGTTAGCAATCCGACTTTGACAAGACCGTTCTTTGCTGCCAGCGCTGTCTTACCAGTCACATCAATCTCGCCACGCAATCGAAACGTATCGAGCCAGCGGGCAAGTTGGATCGACTGTGCTGAGGCGGCGAGGATCGCGCTGTACTCCGCGTCGGTTAGGCGAGTGAGAAACTCAGCGCCATCGAATAAAGTCTTTGCGGCTGGCGGTGTAACAGGCGGTGGCACAAATCCAATACCATCCCATGTGTCACCGATGTTGGCCCCTGTAGCGTTGATGGCCGTACCGCGCACGGGCGTCCAGTCACTATCCGCGTAGACTTCAACGATGTTAGTCACAACATTGTTTTCGATGATAGCTTTTCGCATCGTCATGCCCCATCAAATACGGTAACGACGCACTTACCGGCCGCGCCGCTCCCGCCGTCGGTATTCGTGTTAGTTGAGCTGGCCCCACCGCCTCCTGGAACCGATCCCGCCCCCGCAGTGGCAGCCGCCGTTCCGCCGTTCCCACCACCGATTGACGTTCCGCCAGCTGTCGAGTTCGCGGAGCCGCCGCCCGCCCCCGCCATCAAGCTATCGGCGTGTAAAAGCGCGGGGTATGAACTTGCGCTCTTGCCATATCCACCCTGCCAGGCCGGGAGTGGCGGCAGGAAAAAGGTGCCGTCGCTAGTGAGAGAACCACCAACACCGTTGCCTGTTGAGCCAGCGACGCCGGCGCCCATAGGAGAACCACCACGCGCCCCTAATCCGCCTGACGATCCACCCCCACCGCCATATGCCGTCAACCACGAACCAAATGTAGTATTTCCGCCAGCCGAGCCGTTTCCGGTGGAACCTGTTCGGCCAGCGCCTCCTGAACCGATCGTGACTGTTTCTGTCGAGCCAAGACTGGATAGCAGAATCCATAGCTCGGAATATTGGCCGCCGCCCCCGCCGGACAATGAACCTGTAGCCCCCGCCCGCGATGCACCGCCGCCGCCGCCCCAATTCTGAATAAGAGCCACCGCCTTCGCACCAAATCCAGACGGCTTAGACCATGTTCCCGATGATGTGAAAACCTGTTGATCGGCTTGTTTCGAGCCGGAGATCGTTACATTGAGGTCTGTCTCGGAGATTGACAAGCCAGTGCCCGGAGCCAACCACGTTACTACCCCGGCACTATCGTCCCAAAACATAATTCGATCTGCATTGGGATCGGTAAGACTCGCCCCTGTTCCGCCATCCGCGAGCGCAACGTCGGTTCCGCCGGCACGGTAGATAGTGTTGCCTTCAACAGCAATGTCGCCAGCCGAAACGCGGGAGATTGTAGTATCTGTCGCATGACCGATATTCACGCCGGTAAACTGCGGGCTATCTCCGGTACCGAGGCCGAGATTAGTCGCCGTTGTCGCAGCCGAACCAACATCACTAAGATTATTCCCCGGCTGAAGAATATCAGCGGCCAATGCTACAATACCAACCGAAGGCGCAGCGGTGAAGCTAACCTTTGATCCAGTTGAAGATGCAACCACCGTTGTACGGGCGAGGGTACTCGACGCCGAAGTCCATGTACCGGTACCAATTTCCCATTCCGACAGGTCAGCGCTTTCGGCGCGGTAGGAATACGTGGACCCGTCAGTCAGATTGCCTACTGGTGTTCGGAATCCTACCGCTGTCGAGGAATAGACAAAATCCCCGGTACCGCTAGAGGCGGGGGTAAACTTAACGACATTAGCGAGGGCCATAACGCCTCCTTACGCGATGCGCAAGATCGCGTTTGACGAGTCCGCAGTCGGCATGACGACGGTGAAGGTACCAGAGGACACAGTCTGCGTGCCACCGAAGTCATGCACCGACACGGATTTGTTGCTCGCGGAGGAGTTATAGATAATGCATCCGGAGCAGGAGAACGATGCCGAAGTCCATGACGGGTTTGGCGAGAAGGTTGTATACGCCGTGGTGCCAGTAGAGGTCGGGGTGACGTTGGTCAGAGACGCACCACCAGCGGAGTAGCCCGTACCAGACGTCTCATCCGAATTGCCCGTGACGTTCGAATAGTTCGTCGTCGCAGCGTTATACGTACCAGTCGGCGACGCCTTAATCAGCGCCATCTTGAACGTATTACCCGTCGAGGCAGTAAAGTTATGCGTCCCGGTCATCAACTCGACCTTGAACGACGTACACATTGCAGTGGTGATTGCCATGAGGGAGTCTCCTATTGCTCAGGCGTTAGCCAGCGTCGTTCAACATCCGCCGCTGTTTCGAAGTGAGATCGAACAGAATTCGCAACGACCGCCTGAACATCGTCCCTCGCGAAATGTTCAGCAAACGGAGTAGATTTGGAGGCATGGACGATAGCCGCTACTGCATCAACGATCAACGCATTCGGCGCCACACCACCACCACCACGAACGTGGATGATATTGTCCCCGTGAATTGCCGACAGCGCATCCGCAACGTCGAGTTCGAAGCGCATCTTCGCGCGCTGTGCAGAGAGGTTGTTCGGGTCCTCAATTTGAATTAGGTCCGCAATCATCTTTGCAGTTACTTGCGCCCACGCCTCGGCCGGATGTGGACCGTTATTCGTAATCATCACAGCGGTTCGCATCATATAGACCCCTTATCTCGAATACAGCGCAGGACTAACGTGACCTGTTGAATAGTAGCGACCGAAGACAGCACAAACGATAGTACATCGTTCTGCGCAATCTGCGTTGTCCATCCGGTTAGCGTTGTGGAAGACGCTGACGTGCCGGAAGACAGCGTGGGATAATTGCTGCCGCAAATGGAGTCACCTGCGCCGGGTAGCGTACCTACTAAATACTGATCCAGCGTAACCTTTTGGATGTCGAACACGCAGGAACCAGAGGCTGTTGCAAGGATATACCAGCCGAAGATAGTTAAGTAATCCGGCACGATCAGCGGGCCACGAGCCCCGGTAAGGGGAGTTGAGCCACCGCCATCGAAGGTGAATTGATAATTCACCGGCGAATCGGTGTTTACCCACCCCATAGACGGACCAAGGTAGGTTCGAACTACCTGTGGAATCCGCCCGCCCTTATCAAGGTCGATTGACATAACTAGGCCCTGCGCTTTTTGTCCTGCGCAGCTTCAAGCTCGGCATTGCGCGCCATCAGCGCTGCAACCTGCTCTTGAAGCTTGGCGAATTCGCTGGGAGACACACCGTTGATTGCTACAGGCGCCGCGGGGGCAGAGCCCTTCAAGCTCAGCGCCGCAGAAAGTTGCGTCTGCAATGCCGCAAGAACCGAATCCGCGCCACCAAAGTTAATCTCGTTCTTCGGGTCACGCCACTTCGCTCTGTGTTCAGCAGAGAGCGCTTCTGCGGCAGGGTCAAGCGGTTCCATATCGGTGGTAGGTGGGCCGACGAAGATGATGTCCTTCGGCTGCGCGCCGTTACCATCAGAGACGATAATCTCGCCGGAATAGTTGCAATCGCCTGGATCTTCGGGATCAAGATACAGCGGCACGGGGAATACCCTGCGCACCTGCTTGCCTGTATCTCGACTCGTCTCCTTGTAGTCCCATTCCGTCCCAGGAACGTTGAGATAGTGTTTGCCTGTAAGGCGCCAGCGTGCCATTAAACCCTCCTCAAAATTGTGAGTACGACAGAATTCCCGGCGCAGCGGCGGTGGAGATTGTGATGCACAGGTCGTATCCCTGCGGAAGCACAATCACCGCACCGTAGCCAGAACCATGTTGAAGAGTCTGACCGGCACCAAAAGTCATTGTGCCGGTCAGACTAGTTGTGCTCGTGCCACAATTGGTGCCGGTGCCAGCCGTCAGCAATACTGCTGACGTAGCTACTGGTACCAATGCAATTGCGGTGATGTAGATCGACTTTCCGGAGATACCGGACACGATCTTCGTTGCTGTTGCTACAGTACCAGCGATAGCGATTTGAGATTGCGTCGCTGGGATATAGACAGGTTGAGCCTGCGCTGGCCCGAGCAGGGCAAGCCAAGCAAGGAACAGCGCAGGCTTATTCATTGTAGGCTCCTTAGTTCGCCACAGTCAAACCAGCCGGATAGCCACCATACACCGCATTCGACTGCATCGGTTGATCGACGCGGTCGAGGACGATGTACGAAGTGCACTTACCGGCAGTGGTCGTCGCCGTACCAACGGTATAGACCAGCTTGAGGAAGCGGGGCATCGCCTGCCCCGCAACCGGGCGAGGAAGGTCGATATTCGCCAACTGCGCGCCAGCGATCAGCGTCGCCAGAGCGAAGGTCGGGCTGGTCCACATGGTAGTGTAGGAGCCAGCAGCACCAGAGCCATTGTCCGGCGCTCCCTGCAAGGCGACAGACAGCGTTGCCGCGCCAGCCGAAGTGAACGTAGTGCTCACTTGGATCAGCAGTTTCAACGCAGGATCGTCACCAGTGCCGAGGTCGCGGGCGCCGCCACCAGCAGCCGAGGCAGGGAGCCCCGACAGACCAAGGTCGATAACATTCGTCGAGTCCGCATCACCCGCAGCCATCGCAAGGCTCTGCGCATTCGAGAACTGGAGGAGAGAGTCGAGAATCATGATGTCATCCTTTTGTTTGAGGGAGGCGCGAATCAAGTCACCCGGGCTTCCGTGTTGAGGATGGCATCGACAGTACGAACGGGGATGCCGCGGAAGGAAGTGACGGGCTTGCCATCGAACTCATCCAGGCGGAGCAAGACGTTGGTCTTGTTCTGCGCCTGAAGATCGAGGTAAGTCCGAAGCACACGATTACAGTAGATCACCGTGCGCCCCATCTCGCCCTGAATCGTCGGGGCGTCCGAGGACTGAACCGCCGTTGCCGAGGCTTTCGTCGTCGGCAAGCGATGCAGCGCGCGGGTGATAAGATTCAGCAGATTCGCTGCGCTAGCGCCAGTAAGATCGCTAACGTCGATGTTACAGACGCGGGCATTGAAGCGCCAGTCACGAACAGCAAGACCAAGCTCCCACTTAAAGTGTTCGCGGTAGGCCTGGTAGGTATAGCCGTTCGAATCCGTAACCGGCCACTCACCCATGTCCTTATGCTGGAGCCCCGTTACCTTGCCCTTCGGGAAGATTCCATGGGACGTGTCGCTGCCCCAAGTCACGACCCACAAGGACGTGTTGTCGGAGCCGGTACCACCAGCATCGAGGACATTCGCAGCCGTCGCAGCATTAGCGGCGGTAACGGTAGAGTAACGCGGGGCAAGGCCTGTAAACCGTTCCGGGTTCGTGGACTGGTTGCCATAGATCAGCGTAGTCGCCATCTGCTGCGACATACCTTCGATGAAGCCCCGCGATTCAGACAGCCGGAACGCAGCAGTATTACCGTTGAGGTCCGCGATGTCTTTGTCGATAACCGAGTAGGTTTCGAGATTGCCGACAGTATCGGTGATCTGCGCAGTCGTCGACTTCGCATTCGGCACACCTTGGTTCAGCAGGCGCCAAGTAGCCTGCGGGATGCCAGTGCGAACCGTGGTTTTGTGCCCGGTCGGGAGATTGCCCTCAACGACGAGCATGTCGTCAAGAATCTCATTCGTCTGCGAAAGAAGTTCAACGATGGCCGCGACTTTATAGCCGTCGTCCATGCGCTTGGCCCAATCCGCGTAGGTCAGGGCCGTAGAGCCAATCGTAGCCATTCAAGGCCTCCGTGGTTGTAGGTTGGAGAGAACCGCTCCCGTCTAAGCATTGCCGTTCAACCTCTCTGAGGCCGGGTTACGGAAGGTTCGGGTACATGGCGCTAGCGGCGCTAAGCGGGCCAGTGCCCGGTTTCTTCTGGCTGTCGGCTGTCGGGCCTGTACCAGAAACGTGGGTGCCTTCTACGAGGCGCTGAGCCATAGCGTAGAAGGCACGAATGAATGCAGGATGATCACCAGCGCCGGTGATATTCATGGCTTCCTTAAACTCTGCGGTGAGCTTAGGGTTGCCAAGCGAATCCAGCGCGCGGCTAACAGTTGTTTTGACGGCTTCAAGATTCTTGCCGATAACTGGATCGGCCTGAACTTCCTTGACCCAACCCTCGCGCATGTTGAGGTATGCCTTGTACGGCGCCTGGGCAGATTCCAGTGTCTTCGCGGTGTAGAAGTCTACAAGCTTCTGCGCCTGCGCCTGCGAGAGATTCATCTCCTTAAAAAGTCCATTGACTTCAGTATTGACGGCTTCGTCAAGCTTGAATCCGTCGGGGACTTTGAACTCCTCGTACTTCTCTGGAGCACCAGCCAGCGCAGTATCCGGCTTGTCGCCGAGTAACGCCGGCTTATCGCCAGCAGCAACGTCAGGCTGCTTCGGCGTCTCCGTCGTCGGCGGGGTCTGATCCTTCAACTCGCCCGTCTCTGTCCTGGCGAGATCCTCGTTCGGCAGCGGCTGATCGCTCATTTGCTTCCCTCATCATTAGGATGTACAAGTCAGGGCAGTGCGCGACTATATCACCAAGTAGGCGCAACCCTTGATTACGCTCGCCCTCATTGAATGCCATCTGCACCGGCTCAAGGGCGAAACTGGTGCGGAAGATATGCGCAGATTCGAGTTGGTCGAAGATATATGCGCGGCCGGGAATGGTGGACATTAGCTGAACGACGACCTCGGCACGTTGCTGTGCGGTAGTCTTCGCTACCTTCTCAGCCCTACGTATGTCTTTCCGTTCACCTGCGTTATAGCTCACGGCCTAACTCCGGTCATCGCCTGCAACGCATTCATACCGCCACCAACATCAGTCCGAGACAGGGTCTGCGCACCCTTCGCCAACTGCTCTGCGAGTTCCGCTTTCCGCGCCTGCTCCTGCTGGAATTGCCTCGCACTTCGAATCGCTCGCAGTTGATCCGGACTACGGATCATCTTAGGATCATTACCCATTAACGCGCTGAATTTGTCAAGAGTGTAATCGATGTCGATGTTGTCCATAACCGCCGGATCAACACCAGCGAGATTACCGGCCAGCGACAGCAGCCGTTCGATGCCGCCTGTCTGTGCAGCGGATTGCGCCTGCGCCAACATGGAGACGAACTCGGTTGTCATTGCAAGTCCGGCAATCTCTTGCGGAGGCAGGGGAATTACTCCGGCACGAACCATAATAGCGAAGACACGTTCAATGACCGGACCAAGGACTTCGTTGTCAATCCGTTCCAGCACCGGACCAATCATGATCAGCGCCTCGGCCTTACGCGCGTCGATCTCGGTAGCGGATACGTTAGACCGAGTCTCGTACTGAGAGATAACTTGGAATAGGTCGTTGTAGAAGGTCTTGGAAATCCGCTGTCGAACTTCATTCAAGTCTTCGGTGATTTCCTGCACCGGGAATCTGGTGTCGTAGACGGATGAGAATCCCGGCTTGCCGGAAGAGGAGAAGCCGGCGACGTAGGTAACGCTGCCAGGAAGCAGCGACGCAGGTTGATTCTTCAGCTGAATATCCGCAACCATCGGCGGATTAACCATCTTATCAATGGCCTGCGCCTTGCGCCGAGACTCGAGTTGCAGCTGCTTCTGATCGCCTAGCGCATCCATTGCCGGGCATCGGCCATAGGCATCGTTGGAGACTAAGTCCCAGCGGCCGGCGATATTCGGCCGCTCGAAGAAGCCTCGACAGCGAAGTAGGCCGTGGCTGGCGGAACCGCCTTGTTGCGCGCTGCCAAGTTCCCAATAGCACTCACGAAACTTAAACGCGGATGGGATTCCATACTCCTCAACCTTATCTTCGGTATGCGGTTCAATAGCGTGGCCGATGACGATCTCCTTCGACAGCCCGGTGCCGTTAGGTTGTTTATAGAGCCGCTGGACATTGTCTGAGCAGGCATCCAACCCAAATTCTTCGACCACCGAGGAAATCGTCATCGTGAATTCACGGTAGAAAGTAGTTGGGCGATTCTTTGCGTCATTGGCGAGATAGAACTCCCCGGCGCAGGGATTTATGCAATGGATTACGTTGTCGAAGTCTTCGTAGACCAGCATTGTTGCGGTGCCGAAGACAACGAGATCGGCGTAGAAGGTAGCGATGGAATTATAGAAATTTGATTCGTGGAATACGAGATACATCAACCGTTCGCATTCGGCGAGCCAGAGGGAAGTAGGCGTAGATTGCGTTGAATCTTGCCGGCCGAGTTTCAATTTGAACCAAGGCCGAATTGGGGAAGATTTGCCGGAGAGGATGCCGCTAGCGCAGTTCCGCGCCGCAATACAACCCGTGGAATCGATGATGTGTTGGTTAATTGGGGAACCGCGATTGGACTGATTCGGCGCGACCAACCAGCGATAGCGCCGAGGAAGGAAGTAATCCGCAAGCTCGCGCCAGTGCGCCCACCAAGAGTAGCGCGCATTGCGCAGAGCGATGATACGCGAATCGCAATACTTGCGCAAGGCTACTTCATTCGGCTTTCGCGGCGACATCTGGAAGTTCCTTGTTCATCGCGTCCTGCACAGCGCGGCGGTTTAGCTCGTAGACTTCCGCCGCGGCCATCATTAGGTAGGGCTTATCTACCTGAACAAGCTGCGGAGATTCTGGTGCGGAGTGCTGGGGGATTTGTAACATCATTGGCCAAGGAGGGTTTTGTTGCTGACGTTAGCGGCGTTGGGAAGCGCATCGCTACCGAGGAAGGTAGGAGGCGCAGTCAATTTACCCGAACCCTTAGGATTCCCCTGCGGCGAGAGAATTGGCGGTGGCGCCTCAGGCATCTTAACTACCTGCGGCTTTGGCATCAGGAAGCTCATGCGATCATCCTTTCGGGGGAGTACGGGTCGTATTCGGATTCGACGTTAGGCCGCCGTGGATGATCGCCCCCGGCGTTAGCATGGGCAGCGAGTGGATAGGCAAAGGTTAGCGCCAACGCATCTGCACGGTCAGGGGATTCAACCCCGCGGTTCATCATGGATTCCTTAGATTCCAAAACGATTTCGTTGCGGACATTGTAGGAATACATCGGCCCGATGAGTTGGGCCTTCAACTCCGGGTCATTCGGCAACGCGCCTACTTTGATCCAGGCTCGCATTGCTCCCCACATCGCGGCGCGCTTGTTGGCGTAACGTTCTCCATCGATGCCCCACGCAACGCCGCCCACATCGTCCTTACCACCGAACTGAACATCGTGGCAGTATAGGTGATTGTGGCGGATGTTATCCACAACGCCACCGCCGACACCACCACCATCAACAAATATTCCGTCGGGCCGGAGAGTGGAATATACATCCTGCACTCGCATTGCTAGTTCAACAGTTGATAGCCCACGGAAGTATTGCCACGGGATGGTGCGGGCGTCGCGACCTTTACGCAGTGCGAAGACGGATTCGTTGGAGCCGTAGCGAGCCACGTCCACACCTAACGCTAGCGGATCGGTAACGCTAACGGTAACTTCCCGCGTCATTGCGGCATCTATGTCCGTCGCGGAGATGAATTCCATCTCGCCTTGGCGCGGGAACTCGCCACGAACACGAATGCGAAAGAAGTCGGAATCTTCGCCGTAGGTCTCCAGCCAATTAGAGATTTGTTTCTTGTTGGTAATGGCGACTGAGCGAGAGTCAACACGGTAGGTTTTCCACATAACCGCGAACTTGCCGCCGGAGAAACATTCACGGAATCGGCCGACGTTGCGCGTGGGGTTGCCGAAGATGAACCACATAATCTCCGTATCAGAGTCAGTCAGCGCACCTTCGGCAACCTCGAAGATAATGTCCGGAATAGCGGAGCCTTCATCCATGATCAGAAGCAGCCGCTTACCCTTGTTGTGCAATCCCGCGAAGGCCTCGGTGTTCTTCTCCGACCATGGCACCATATCGATGCGCCAAGTACGCTCGCGGGAAGTGTCTTTGGAGAGGAGCGAAGTGGCGTTGAGAGTGAAGGACTCGCGCCCGATGAACAGGTTAAACCACTTGCCGAGTTCGGCCCAAGTTTTGGTTTTCAACTGCACTTCGGTATTGGCGGTAACGACACCGCGGGTGTCTGGCGCGGTGGTGAAGGCCCAGAGGATCAGCCACGCAACTAGCGCAGACTTGCCGATGCCGTGGCCAGACGCAACTGCTATCTGAATCGCCTGGTCGAGTGTGAGAAGCCCATCCTTAACGTCTTGTAAAATCTGGACCTGCCAAGGCTCAGGACCAGAGTAGTTCTCTAATACTGACCCAGGCTCACTCCAAGGAAAGGCGCCAAGGACGAACGCCATTGGATCCTTGTTGCAAGCCACAAGCCAGGCGAGAAGCTGTGCGTCCAAGACAGACTCCTCACACTCGACGGGCTATGCCGATGACGGAAGGCGGCGGCTTCGGCATAGTTTTGGGCTGCACCTGCGCCACCGGCGCTGCCACGCTTTGAAGAGGGAGTGGCGCAGGTGCTCCGAGGCTGAGTGAGTCAGCCTTGGAAGGGGTAACGTCAACGAGCTTACCGCTGCGCCGCATCGCTGCTTCCATACGCGCGGCGAAGTCTACGTTAACGTTAACGGTAGTCTGCTTCTTCCCATAGCCGAAGCGATCAGCGGCATCGCGGGAAATAGCGACAAGTTCCTTATAGGTAGGTAGCGCGTCTACGTCATTGGTGTCCTCGGCTAGCTCCTCGGCCGCTTCAAGCTTATCCGCGATCATACGCTCGGCACGGATCATGTTAGAGGTGGCTAAGCGATAGTACGATGCAGCCTCTTCCTTAAATCCAACTTCAACCTCTTTACGAAACTCGGCGATGAGTTCCTGAAACGCTGGATTGCTATAGAGCGTAGACACGCGGGAGTAACTGTAACCGGTCTCCTCAACTACCTGCGCGTGCCGGTAACCCAAGGCATATAGCCGCGCTACCCGCCGATGCGAGTCACGGAATCGCTTAATTGCGCTAGTGGAAACGTCGCGCTTCTCTCGCAGCTTAACGAGATCATCACGTGCAAGCTGCCGGGTCTCGCCAAGAATAAGCTCCTTCTTGCTGACTCTACCTCGTGTGAGTTTCATACTCGTCTCTCCACACCTACGACCGCTTTAGTGGCGGAGGTAGATATAGTCCTGCCATTGATGGTCAAGGTAATCGAGCCAGTAACGGGACCGGGGGCTTTCAGCAACTCATTGTGCTTGGGCTTGTAGGTGTTTATCATCTCCCGCTCAAGCGCGTCAATTTGGTCGGGGTGGCAAGGACGGACGAAGATAGAATCGAAGAGGATGCCCTTGACGTTAAGCCATGCCGGGGTATTCCCCTTGCGCTTCTGCGCCCACACCTGCCGATGCGTGTATACCCGCGCTAGCATGGCCTTGCTCTTGCCGACGTAGACTACCTCGCCCTTATACGCGAGCGCATACACCCCGCTACGCAGGATTTCCGAAACAGCCGTGAAGCCCTCAAGTTGCACCGGCGCTACCCCATTCTTCTCGCCTAGCATGACACACTTCGGCAGAAAAGTCAAGCCTGCGCTACTCGCCAAAATCCATCCGCCTCCTTCCCCTCTCCCGGATTTGAAATTTTGCATTTTGGGGAATGAAGTCCTCCTCCCCCTCCGCATGTCGAGATTTTGGCCCCACCGGGGGTGGGTGGCGATGGGACCCATTGCGAATGGGAAGCAAGAGCGGGAGAAGGGCGATGCAAATGGAAGGCGGAAGCAGGGGTAAACCGAGGAGCGGGAATGCGGGTGAGAATGACTTGCGTGTTTAGGAACGTGGAGCCGGGGCAATGCGCCATGCGCCGAGTGCATAGCAGATATGCGAAGATAGCAATTGACTGCGGCGATGGCGTGTGCAATCGTTGCGTCATCGGCTGGCGATGGTCGCTGGCCGGAATATGGGAGATGGTTACCATGACAACTAAGTACCAGAACGAGATCAACTGGCAGCGCGACGCGATCAACGTTGATCCAGAGAGCCTGAACGAGCACGAGTTCCGGGCTTATGAGGCGATGCGCGAGGCGAACGCCAAGGCGCGGGACGCGAAGCAAGCGTTCGAGGCGATCATGCAGAAGCGTGCGCCGGCGGGAACGCATTTCGTGTTCGGCTACCGCTTCGGCCGCCTGGCGATCGTCTGCGTCGAAGGCGTGCAAGAGCGTGCCAAGGCGGCTCCGAGCCGTGGCCGCAGCATTGATGAAGCCTTCCCGACGAGCCGCCCCGGTAGCAAGGTGCATCGTATCTAGGCTGGCCTAACCTCCAAGCGCCCCGGCGGGATTGCCCCTCGCCGGGGCTTTTCTTTGTCTGCGATTTGCAAATCAGACGCATTCTAAATTCCCGTTCTCCGTTTGTCCGTTGTGGTTCTACCAGCCTCGCCCATGCGTCGCCGCAAGCACCCGCTAGTGGACTACCGACCATCCCTCCCAAGCGCACCACGAGCCGCCGCAAGCCCGCCCAAGGGCATTCTACCGGCCACCAAGCAATCCCTCTCATGGCTCCCGCTAACGCGCCGACCTCGCTCTAATCCTCCCTATAGCACCCCCATAGAACCCCCATACAACCCCCATGTGGCCTAGTGTGGAAACCTACCGCACGTCCGTCCCTCAGTCCGCCCCCAACCGCTGTTCTGCCTCACTCTCGCCCTCCTTTCCCCCAACTATGCGGTTCTACCTCAACCCCCATATATATACACTCTATAGGACAGGATAGGACAGGGTCGAATGACTTATGCTCAGGATGAGGATAAGCCCGGGAGGGTAGGGATACGGAGGGACACGGAGACCGGTGGAGGCACACCTAGGCCGGATCATACGTGACAGGTTTCCATACTAGGCATCTAGAGGGTTGTATGAGGGTTGCATAGGGGTTGCATGGGGTTCGGCGGTAGCGCCGCGCTGAAATAATCCTGCCGAAGGTATTGATTTTGCGTCGGGATTGTGCTATACTATGCGGACAATCGAAGCTCGCCATGCCACGCGAATGACACGCAAAGACAAATTGGCCGAAATTGTAGCCACGCTACCGGATGCGGTGCGGGATTGGCAGCGCATGGGTAGCGCTAGTCGTGGCGGCAGGCCGGTAAAGCGGATTGTCTATGGTGAACCGGAGGGACTAGGCTGCGCCGCAGGCGTGCTAGCCGAGGAAGACGCAGGCGACCTACCAGATGCAATCGCCTCGCAAGAGCAATGCGAATGATTTGCATCCGCACCCGCCGAAAGCAATCCGCATGCCACGCTGCGCTGCACAATCTGCGGCATTTCGCCGCACCGCCGTTCCGGTTCCGTTCGCAAAATGCAACCGCCGGTTGGTGGACGCAACCGCCGCGATGTGGGATGATTGGCGATCGTCGGTAATAGGGCTGGCGGAGACTAACGGGAGAACCATACCATGAACGAAGACACAAAGAAGGCACTTGAGGAAAGTATCTTGCATTGGCAAGAGAACCTTGTTGCGCCACTCTCCTGTGTAAAAATTGGGAGTGCTGCTTGTGCTCTGTGCAAACATTTTCCAGGAACGGACGATTATGTGAACTTTAGCCGGTATGCACGAATGGACAGAGGTGAACGAGAACTTTGTCCCGTGGCCAAGATTACTAGTCAGTCAGCATGTAACAATACTCCGTGGCGACAACGTCGCCACGGACTGCGTGCACGGGAACATATTTCTATATCCCACGATAAGCGATCGTTAGAAGCATGCTTCCGCAAGGCGGCACAAAATATGCTCAACACGCTGATCAAAATCCGCAATGAATACATTCACGATAGCGATGACGAAGCGACTACTTGAACAGCAAACAAGGGAGATCACCTTGACCACGCTCTACAAACTCACCGACCAATATTGGGAGACTTATAACGGCACCAAATGGGGGCTGGGTGTAACCCATACAGCCAGCGGCACTGGAAAACTTTGTAGCTCCGGCTGGCTTCACGCGTACACGTCGCCTGAACTGGCGATCCTACTCAATCCTGTTCACGCCGGTTTTGCCGATCCAATCCTATGGGAAGCCGATGGCAAGATCGGAATAAATGATAGGAACACTAAAGTCGGATGTAAGACTTTAACAACAATTAAGATCATTACAGCTCCCACATTTTATGTAGAAGACAGAATTCGATTTGGTATTCTTTGTGCCAAAGAGGTCTATAAAGGCCGAGCATTTCTGTCTTGGGCAAACAAATGGCTGGAGGGTATTGACAGAAGCAATACTAAGACTAATAATGTTATCAAGTATGCTAATGCCGCTGCTGCTAATAGTAGCAATTATATTGCTACTATTGCTGCTTATACTGCTAGTAGTGCTGCTAAGGCTGCTATTGCTAAGCATGCTGCTATTGCTGCTTATTTTGCCGCTAATGCTGCTGTCAAGGCTGCTTATGTGACTAACCTGAACTTAACTCAATTAGCAGAGCGGGCGATTTACGAAGGCGCATCGCACAGAGTATAACTCAACACAAGGGAGAACACCATGCCTACCTACTACACACCTACCGGCCACAAACCCTACTATCCCGCTTGGCGCTATGCCGACGGGCATTTGGAAATCCTCCTCGCCTTCCCGAAGCGCAGTATTCGTGCAGCGATGGCGGTGGCGATTAGCCTCTGGGGGAGGAAGTCATGACTCCCGAAATAGCGCCGCTAACTCTGATTACCGTCACGGTATACAATCCCGCCGACGGCAAGCTCTCTACTGTTACCATTACCGAAGCCAAACACCGACTGCGCTATGGCTGGCGCTATGCCACCTATGACGAATGTTTGCAAGCAAGGAACCGCTCGCTAACCGCGTAATTGCAAGCCCATGGGGAGAGTAGGACACATTCTACCCTCGCCCCTCCCCATGATCGTGCAATCCCGCACGAATAAGACCGCCAAAGGATTAGCAGGGATAGGATGCTTATGCGCCCTGTGACTCCCGCGAATGCTAATCGGCAGTCGCAACCAACCAAGAGGAAGCAAATGGCTATCCTGAAAATTCCTTGCACCAAGGGCAAGGCCATGTTCGAACTCGACACCGACAACATCCCGCAGCATGTCTATGAGGCCATGCTGTACGCCGGTGCCAAGGAGTTCCTGAACAAGGGCATGAGCAAGATTACCACGGCGAAGCTGGAAGGCGAAGAACTCGAAAAGGCGCAGGCGGCAGCCAACGCGCAGGCCGAGAAGAACCTGAAGGCTATCGTCGATGGCACGATCAAGCTGCCTGGCGTGAAGGCCCCGAGCAAGGTGTCTGGCGTGGTGAAGACCGAAGCGATGCGCATCGCTCGCAATCTCATCAAGGACACCTTGAAGGCGCAGGGCAAGCGTCCGTCCACGATCCCGGCGTCGGTCATCACTGACCTCGCCAAGAAGCTCCTTGATGCTGATCCGGAAATCATCAAGGAAGCGGAAGCGAACGTGGCGGCCCGGACCAAGCTGAAGGTCACCATCGACCTCAGCGGCGTTCAGGAAGACGCGAAGCTGGCGGCTACCGCCGATGCCCGCAAAAAGGCAGCGAAGGGGTCTGGCACCCTCTCCGCCAAGCAGGCCGGCAAGGTTGCGCCGCGCAGCAAAAAGGCTCCGGCTCAGGCTCAGGCCTAATGCCGGTCGGGTAGGGCGGGATTAATCTCCTACCCTACCCCTACGCAGCAATGAGCAATGCTAGATTGCAGGTGCGAAGACGGGCATAGGCCAAGGCCATCAGCCCTGATCCACGGCTAATCCGGCCACACAAGCTCAGGATGCGATAGCGCCAATCTTGGGCAGGGACTTCGGCCCCTGCCCTCTCTACCGGGAATTGCACACCAACCAAGGACAACCAACATGACTGACTTCACTGACGTTGCGACCGACATCGCCCGCTTTGCGGAAATCTTCACCCGCGCTAACACTGCCATTTCTGCGCTTGCTGGGTGTGAGGCCATCAATACTAATTTGCAGGCGCAGATCAATGGTTTGCGGGAGGAACTTCATCACGCTAACGAAGCCATTGTTGCAGAGCGAAAGCGTGGTGATGAAGCGGCGCAAATCATCGAGCATCTCACCAACAACCTCAGCAGCGCCAAGGACGAAACTCGGTGTCTTACCTCCGAACTCGATGAAGCCTGTTCCAAGCTGGAAATCGTCACCAGTGAACGTAATGATGCGGATTACCAGCGCGGGTGTCTTCAAGATGATCTTACCAGTGTTGTCTCTGAGCGTGATGCTCTTCGCTCCGAGCGCGATGACTACGGCTTCAAGCACATGCAGGCCGTGGACGAATTGTCCTCGTACCGCGCCCGCGTGGATCAGGTCATGGCCAACGTGGTCGCCAGCCTGAACGAACTGCGCTCGCCGGCTCCTGCCCCGGAACACATGCCCGTTGCGGTGAACTGGTAATGGTATTGGGGAGGGAACAATTTCGTTCCCTCCCCAACTCCTAGGGAGACTCCCACCATGCCCAAGTTGTTCCTCATTCGCGGCTTGCCCGGCTCCGGCAAATCCACACTTGCCAGTTCCCTCCGCGCACAAGTGTTTGAGGCCGATAATTTCTTCGTCAACAATTATGGCGAATACATCTTCGATCCTAACATGCTGCACGAGGCCCATGCAGCATGTCAGCGCAACACGCGCAAGGCCCTGAAAGCCGGACACGATGTTGCTGTGGCGAACACATTCACCACGCTTGCCGAACTCTATCCGTACTACACAATCGCGGAAGAATGTGGTATCACTCCCATTATCCTTACGATGGAGAATGATTTCGGCGGCGAGCACGACGTACCACACCATACTATTGCTCGCATGAAACAACGCTGGCAACGCCTTCTTGATAAAGGCCACGGTTGAGAGGAGACACCCATGCTAACTGACAAATACCCCTTTACCGAACGGCGCACTACCCCCGACGGTACGCAGCGTATCTATTCATGCGGAGATTGGGGCCTCTCGTGCATTAACACGCCTCGGGCACGTTCCCATCCCTTCGCACGGGAAATCGCGATCATGTATGGTGGCTGGCTGTGCTACACCACGCCACTAACTGACGGCGTCGAAGTCTTCGATACCGATGATGAAGCTAACGCCTTCATCGACAAGGCTATGGCATACTTCGCCGCAAACCCGGAAGGATCGTCATATGACTGATCGCATCGACGTAATCGAACTCGGCTATTATCTCGGAACCGCCTCAGGCTGGGACGGCGATCCCGGAGAGTGGACTATCCTCTACGACTTCATTCCGCGCCCAGATTTATCTCTGCACAACTTCGGCTCCGGTGAACTTGAATTCGACTATAGAATCAATCGATTCAAATACGAAAACGCTACCGGCCAAATCGCATCCGGTAGCTTCCTCTCCCTCATGAACGAAGTCGCGGCGCTTCCAGCAAAGGAACCTAATCCATGAATAATGTTCTCGTAGTGCAAAATGTTCTCATGGTACTCTGCGCTGTAGTAGTGTTCTTCCTTATCGCCGTAATCATTAGCGTCTACGACCAGAAAGCCCGAGAGAAATTCTACACTGACTGCGTTCGTCGAGGCGGGACAGTAATCGAGTACTCCAACGGCTTTACCGAACGCGCCTGTCAGGGACTGGTTAAACCATAATCCAGTCTAGGCAAACTAAAGCCTTGACTTTTATCAACTCCCATGCTATAATACCCGCCATAATCGCAACTCGCGCCTGCCACGATAGGATTAGCTCTCCCCTAATCCCGGACCCCGGACTTGGTAACTCCGTTGTCCCATCGTGGCAGGCGCAGCCGTCGGGGCTGCTCATGCAAGCTATACTCCCACCAGAAACAAACATTTACCGCCCTTCTCTGCAACCTGCTCTAGGTGTAGAAGTCTATTGGCGCTGCGAACTTAGAGTCTATACCTATTGCATAGACCCGGAGATTGATCGTTGGGGGAAGACGAATCCTCGATTAGAATTAATGTGGTATACGATAGAACGTAGAACACCAAAAGGCGTTTGGTTAAGCACCGACAGAGGGCGCAAATTCGTTTTAACTGCCGCTACAAAGCGCTGGGCTTGTCCAACTATCAAGGAAGCAATCATCAGCTTCCTTGCCCGCAAACAGAGGCATTCTACAATACTGAAATCGCAACTAAACGAGATAGAGTACGCTGTTAGAATTGCTCAACACGAACTATCCCGCTTAGGTTAGTCCATGCAAACCTTCCTTCCACTCCCCGATTTTGCCGACTCCGCAGCCTGCCTAGACCTGCGCCGTCTCGGCAAGCAACGGGTTGAGGCGATGCAAATCCTACATTGCATCCTCGGCATAGCCTCCCTCGGCTGGTCCGCGCATCCTGCCGTGCGCATGTGGGCCGCTTACCCCCAAGCCCTTGCATCTTACGGCCTCGCCATCTGCGACGAATGGCGTGGGCGCGGTTGCTTCGATACCGCAGGCGACGAATTCTCCCGCATCCTCTCTACCATGCCGGACTGGGATGACTCCATGTGGCCGCATTGGTTTGGAGAACCCGCCTTCCACGCTTCGCACCGCGCAGCCTTGCTTGCCAAAGCGCCAGAGCATTACAGCGTTTTTGGTTGGAACGAAACGCCAGTGATCGATTATGTATGGCCAACAGGGAGTCCCTCCAATGCCCTTACGTAAATGGACGCCGGAACAAATCGCCGAAATGCAAGCCCTCGCCCGCATGGGGCGCAGCTACGCCGAAATCGCTGCGGTATTCGGCACCACTCGCTCTGCCATTAGCGGGGCTATATGGCGTAGTCAGCTCGCGTGTTGTGTACGGCCACTTCCAAAGGAATCCTCCCAATGACCACCGCACTTCCATCCGCCCGCCCGGCTTGGGCCGTTACCATGTGGGCCGACGACACCGCAATCTACGTCGAGCTTCCTGTCAAGGGCGGGCCGCCATATATTACCAAATTTCCACTAACCGAAGGCGGGCTGTCTAAGGCTCTAAATCTCCTTCACACGCGCCGGGTTGAATCCCATGGTGGGTTTACGCATGATCCCGCGCATCCCAACGTAACTTACGCATGGAACCGCCCCGGTACGCCAGCACAGCGTGCAACAGCGCATGCGTTGCTGAAGAAATCAGGGATAATCTAGGAGGCAGCCATGAAGGAAAGATTTACGGAGCTAATTCATAGCCTATCTATTCTTGATGCGGTCGATGATTTCGGCATTGAATCCTGCCCGCAAGATTTCCTCCAAGCTGCTGATCATATTTCAGCCATTGGCTTCCTTATAACAGGCTATATAGCAGATATTTTATCCGAAGCCCGGGCTAATTGCAGCGGGTCTGGTATTAAACACGATGCGCACAAAATTCTACTGGAAGATTTTGACGATCTAGCCGGACTTCTTTTCCACGCTGCAGAGAAAATACAACAGGAGCGGGAAGAATGACCTTCTATCTCGTCGCCCACCGCTGCCGTGGCAAATGCACTTACTCCATCGCCGAGCGCATAGAATGCGATTGCGACGGCGATCCCACCTGCGATTTCTGCGGCGGCCTTGACTATTGGTGGCAATCGCCTCTCGGCGGCTGGCGACTGTATCCGTATTGGGTTCAAGAAATAACTACTACGGTTCCCGAAGGTGATGGCAAGGATGTCTTCCCGCAGATGGAAACCACCAAGAAATCCGCCCCAAACATCGACCTCGTTTCCCTTGGCCTAGCGCCACCACGCGAGCCAATTCGCAGGAGAGTTTAATCCGTGATCGAAACATTGAAGGAATAGCCCCCATGTCCCTCCCCACCAAGGGCGAGGAATTCGCCAAGCTAATCGAATTCCTTCACAAGGCCGAAGAAGCCTCCGCTATGCTCGCGCATCTCCATGCCGACGAATCCAAAGTTATGTCCTCTGGGTGGCTCGCGGTAAGTAAATTCCTTGGTGAGATAGTTAAGCGCTGTACTAGCCTTGCAACCTCCGGCAAACTGCATTAGGAGTTACCAATGCGTTATACCCCTTCCGGTATCGTCGTCCCGCCGCAGGAATTTCATCTCTACCTGAACACCACCCTTTATAACGAACTTCGGGACTCGCTACCTGACAATCCTACAATCGAATCACTTATCACCGTCACCACCTTGCTCTCCCACATGGCCGTTGGCCTATCCGATGAGGGGCTGGATGATTTCATCGGCGTAATCTCTGACATAATCCGCCGAACTGCGCCGGAGAGTGTGATCTAAGAAGGAACAATCAATGTTTGCTACCACGCACTCCCCCACCGCCGAACAATCCGCAATCCTTACCGCCGTGCGCGATGGCTCCGACAACCTCATGCTCAACGCCTACGCCGGAACCGGCAAAACCACTACCCTCGAACTAATTGACGCCGTAGCGCGCGAGGCCCCGGCGCTGTACCTTGTCTTCAACAAGCGCAACGCCGATGAGGCTATCGCGAAGCAAAAAGACGACGCCGGGATGCGCAACACCACAGTCATCCGCACCCTAAACAGCCTCGGCCACCGCATTTGGGCGCAAGCTTGTGGAGGGAAAAAGCTAGACCTTCCGCGTTCTAAGGTAAAAGACATCTTCTATGATCTCGCCAACTCCGCCCCTAAGGGCGCGCGCAACGAGATGTGGTCGGTATATTCCGAGGTCATCGACGGTGTGGCCATGGCCAAGGCCCTAGGCTACGTCCCCGACGGCAAATTCCCAACCGCACGTAGGCTAATCGACCAAGGCCCATTCCACGCCGCGCTAGATACCAAGCCAGACGATTTTGTTGCCGATCTAATCGACGCGGTGCTAACAAAGTCAATTCAACTCGCCTATAATGGAGTGATTGATTACAATGACCAACTCTACATGCCTGCGCTATTTGGCGGGATATTCCCCAAATTCCCGCTAGTTATGGTTGATGAGTTTCAAGACCTATCCCCCGTCAACCACGCGCTCCTTGACAAGCTTGTCCACGGTCGCGTCATCGGCGTAGGCGATCGGCTGCAAAACATCTACGGCTTTCGTGGCGCTAAGGCCGCTGGTATGGATGACGCTTGCGATAAGTTCTCCTGCGTCAACCTCCCCCTCTCTGTATCCTTCCGATGTCCGCAAGCCGTAGTCGAAGCTGCCCGTTGGCACGCACCAGATTTCCAATGGATCAGACCCGGAGGCCACGTTGAAAACCTTCCATCTCTACATGGTCCTGATGTTCATCCCAACGTTGCTTTTCTCTGCCGAAACAATGCTCCACTATTTCGGCTGGCCTTTCAGCTCATTACTAGTGGCCATAGCGTTAATGTGGCTGGTAGCGATATTGGACCTCGACTAGTGGGAATGATGAAGCGCCTCGGTTCCGATGAAATGAACCAAGCGCAGACCCTCGCCGCTATCGATGATTGGCTCGCCGAACGCGAAGCTAAGGAGTCAAAATCCGCGCATGACTACGCCGAGTGTATGCGCGTATTCGCTCGCCAAGGTCGCTCCCTTGGTCAAGCCATTTCCTACGCCGAACACCTATTCGCGCAATCTGGCACGATTCAACTCCTAACTGGGCATAAGTCCAAGGGCATGGAATTCGAAACCGTGTATATCCTCGATCCGTGGCTATGCAAACCCGAGCCGCAGGATAACAACTTGCGCTACGTAATGCAAACTCGCTCACTAGACACCCTTTTCGAAATCGACTCGCGGAGTATAACATGGACGGACGAGAAATGATTCCAGCGCCACTCACCCCGTTGCGCTGTCGGATATTCACCTTTATCCGGGATAATCCCTTCTGCACCTTGCCCGATATTGTCGCGAGTGCGCAAGCCGATGGTCTCCTACGGGCGCAGAAATCTCCTGCCGAATCTGTCAAGGTAACCATCCACTATATGAACAAAACCCTCTCCGCCTTCGGCTACCGTATCCGTGCCGCTGTGGGCCGCGGTGGCGGCCAATACTTCCTCACGCAATTGAAGGAATAACCAGATGGACTATGAACAAGAGCAACTCGAGCGTGTGCAGACTGTAGTCAAGGCAGCGCTACTAAATCCGGGCGTCAGCAGAGATATTAGAATTACAACGTGCGGGAATGAACCAAGCGCCAGCGTTGTAATTCCGGGCTATGTATTCGCAAGAATGCTCAAAGCCCCGAAAGTGCTTAAAGCTCCAGTAAAGGAATAACCTCCGTGACTTTCTCAAACTCTCGCCAAGCCTATCAAGACTGCTACACCATATTCGACAAGGCCCTAGATGACCCTGTCGGAGTGCGCGTAGCGATGCCGGACGAAAAAGCCGCGCGCTGGATGCGCAATCGCCTACATCGGGCGCGGCTAATCCACCGCCAAGATAACGCCGAGCTATACGACCAAGGCCACCCGATGCACAACGCTAGTCCATTCGACGTTCTCGTCGTCCGCATCAAGGAAGATACCGAAGGCGGCACTTGGCTCTACATCGAGCGCGGCGGAATAGACCTAACCACTGTTGAGTCACTAGCCGATATGGAGCCTTCACCATGAGCCGCGCGTTAGACTACCTTCATTTCCTTTATGAGGCGCTAGAGTCTGAAATTGGCATCGCCATTCCAGTCTCAGAACCAGAAATACTTCGCAATCTACTGTACACAGCACGCCGCACATCGAAAGATATCGACCTCGACGGGCTTATCCTGTGGGTACCTGCCAAGCTAAGTGAAGTCTGGATTACACATAAAATCATAGAGGAGCCGCTTCCGTGAATGACCTTGACGAACTCATGTCGCGCGACCCACTGACGCTGACAAAGGACGACATTCGTAAACTTATCCGCCTTCAACGCCAATACCGCGCTAGCCGCGAAGGCGGCGTTAGAGCTCCTCGCCGTCCAACAGCCACCGCCGAAACCACTGGGCTTAATCTAGCTTCGCTTGGCCTAGCTCCGCCAAAGGAACCGGTGAAGCGTCGCGTCTAACCCCTCTAGGAGCGCTGCCATGCCCCAATCTCCATTTCTACCCGGCACTCAAATCCAATTTGCCTGGGACTCGACCTCCCTCGGCTACCTCAAAACCTGCCCGCGCCTATACCAGTACATCATGATCGAAGGCTGGGGCTCTACCGACGAGTCCGTGCACCTTCGGTTCGGCATTGAATTCCACCAAACCCTACAGGAATACGATATTGCCAAGGCCAAAGGAGCAAAGCATGAAGATGCTGTCCACACCGCTATTAATGATATGCTTGCTCGCACCAGTGATTTCAACCCCGATGAAGATACTCGCGCGGGAAAGTACAAGAATCGCCGAAGCCTACTTCGAACGTGTGTTGATTACCTCGACCATTACGCAGATGATCCTGCGCAGACGCTGATCCTCAATGACGGTTCCCCGGCAGTGGAACTTTCCTTCCGGTTCGAACTCGAAGGGCGTCCAAGCGCAACCTCCGACCAGCCCTATATCCTCTGTGGCCATCTCGATCGCGTGGTCTCATTCCAAGATCACCTGTTCGTTATGGATCGGAAAACCACCACTTCTACACCCGGCCCGTACTACTTTAACCAATTCGAGCCGAATAATCAGATGACGCTGTATACCATAGCATCGCAGATCATTCTCGACTCCCCGGTCAAGGGTGTCATCATCGATGCGGCACAAATCCTAATCGATTCCTCCCGCTTCGTACGCGGCTTCACCTATCGCACGCAGGACCAACTCGAAGAATGGACTAACGACCTATACCACTGGCTTGACCTCGCTGTATCCCATGCCAACGATAGCTACTGGCCGCAGAACGATACTGCCTGCGACAAATTCGGCGGTTGCCGATTTCGCGATGTCTGCTCTAAATCACCCGGCGTGAGGGAGAATTTCCTCCGCGCTGACTTTGCTCAACTACCGGAGGACGAACGATGGAACCCACTCAGGAGCCGCTAGAGTTTACTAAAAGCCAAGTCCTTCAAGTCCATAATATTGGATTCATCGATGGCCTCCACTCCGCAGCCAAGGCAATCGACCTTGTTATCGAGAAAATCTCCGCTACCCCGGATCTTGGCCGCCACGTTATCCCGGCACTCCGCGCCGTCGCAAATTCATTCCACTCAGTTACCGAAGAAAGCCTCAAGGAGCCTCCCCATGCCGACACTATCCTCCCACCAATCTAACGAATACACCAAACTCCTTCTCGAAGGCGATAGTGGCGGCGGCAAAACTGGCGCGCTAACTTCGCTAGTCTGCGCGGGGTACAAACTCCGCATCCTCGATATGGACAACGGCCTTGAAACGCTCAAACAATTCGTCCTCCGAGACTGTCCGGGCAAGATCGACAACGTCGAATACATCACCCTCCGCGACCGGCGCAAAGCCGGACCAGAAGGGCCGACGGTCGTCAAAGCCGAAGCCTTCATCCGCGCAATCAAGCTCCTCGACCGCTGGAAATACAAAACCGACGATGGAGGCGAGGTTGACCTTGGAGTTCCTGCGGAGTGGGGTCCCGATTGCATCCTCGTCATCGATAGTCTCACTTTCCTCTCCACAGCCGCATGGGACTTCCGCGAGCCGCTCGCTCCACGAAGTCGTGATGGTAAGTACGATAACCGAGCGGTGTATAAAGACGCTCAGGACGCTGTTGAGAATGTGCTTGCTCTCTTAACCAGCGAAGCATTTCGAACTAACGTGATCGTGATCTCCCACATTCGCTACGTGGATAATCCCGATGGGACTAAGAAAGGCTATCCTACTGCGGTCGGCTCTGCGCTGTCCCCACAAATCCCGCGCTATTTCAATACCGTTGCGTTATGCCAAACCGGCACCGGCGGTAAGCGCACCATCCTCACCGAAGCCACCGCGATGATTGATCTCAAAAACCCGAAACCATTCGCGATGGCGAAAGCCTACCCAATTGAATCCGGCCTAGCAGAGATATTCGGTGTGCTCCGCGAGGCCCCGAAGGCAAAGAAAGGAGCGAAGTGACTACAGACAAGTCTAGCATAATCACATTACAGACGCAATCTAAGGAACCTAACACATGGCAAATCCAAACTTTGGCATAATCCTCGACAAACCCGCTACGGATGTTGAACGACCGAAACCGCTGCCGCAGGGAAGTTACACCTGCGTTGTCAAAGGCTTGCCGCGCTACGACAAGTCCTCAAAGAAGCAGACCGAGTTCGTCGAATTCACGTTGAAACCCCTCTCGGCCGGTGAGGACGTTGACGAAGACGATCTAAAGGCGATGGGCGGCTTCGAGAACAAGACGATCCGTGCGACGTATTACCTTACAGAGGAGTCCGTTTTTCGGCTCAAGGACTTCTTGATCCACTGTGGTATTGATGAAGACGGTCAAACCCTGCGCCAGATGATTGACCAGACACCTGGCTGCCAGGTAATCGCCTTCATCAAGCACCGTGCCAGCGATGATGGTCAGAGCATCTTTGCCGAACTCGCGAAAACCGCTCCGGCGGAGTGAAGTCTAACTTGGGGGAGGGTGCCAGAGCCCTCCCCTCTTTTCTAGGAGGAAGGAATGCGATATAGATATACCTGTCCAAAAGGCCATGAATGCGTCGATGATTTGAAGTGGGGTTTTCGCTGCCTCACTTGGTATTGCGCAGATTGTAAGGATCACTACGCTCCCTCCGGGTGGAAATGCGAAGAACTTATAGATATAAGTCCCACCAACCCACCACCCTCCCCGCGTAACCCCACGCTGGTCGAACGCGAAGCTACCCACGGAGATTTCAACCGTACTGCACAGGTGGCACAGGATTTAAAGGGCGTGTTGAGTACCCGCACACACAAAATCCCTTGCACTCAAGCCGAAGCCCTCGACCTTATCTGCACCAAACTTGCCCGCATTGTTTGCGGCAATCCAAACGAGCCCGATCACTGGAAGGACATTGCCGGCTATGCAAACCTCGGCGAAGAAGCGTGTAAAAACAAAGATTAGCGTAACATGCCGTGTGTGGAGGCGTCGGCCGTATAACCAACTAGTTCTTGTGTGGACTCCACAATACCGCCGAGTGATGGAGCTGGTAGGCAAACACATCCACTCCGGCGGTCACGTTAGCGTAAAGCACACTATCAATGTCGACACCATATGCGTCGGCCTGCCCTACGACTCCATGACGGTAACCTTCCTATGACAAAACTCGTAATCGTCGGCGAAGCTCAAGGTTCCAACGAAGCCCGTATTGGTGCAGGCTTCGTTGACGCTAGCGGCGTTGAACTTCTACGCCAGCTCGACGAAGCAGGCATTCTCATCCTAACCGCCGAGGACCACGACCGCATTTCCAAATTCTACAACCTCGGCGATCCTGTGCAAGCCGACATGATCTGGCGCATGCACCCCGAGGTCTTCCGCACCAACGTAATCCAGCGCCATCCGCCGGGGAATAAACTCGAAGCATTCTGCGGCCCGCGTACCGAAGGCATCCCCGGATATGGCCCATTAGCCAAATCCAAATATCTCCGCGCGGAGTTTGCTCCAGAGTTAGAACGCCTCGGTGATGAACTTCTCGAACACGATCCGAACCTCATCCTTGCTCTAGGCAACACCGCTCTTTGGGCGCTGTGCAATCAGACCGGTATCGCAAGTGTTCGCGGCACCACAATGCTCACTACTCATTGTGTTAGCGGATTCAAGCTGTTGCCTACTTACCACCCCGCCGCAGTTCTTCGACAATGGGAGCTTCGGCCCACTACCATTATTGATCTACTCAAAGCCCGGCGTGAGATGGAGTATCCAGAGATACGCCGTCCTCCACGGGAAATCTGGATCGAACCAACGCTAACCGATTTGGAGACATTCTATGCACAACACATCGTCGGAGCTCGCTACCTTAGTGTGGACATTGAAACATCTGGAACCCAAATTACAAGCATTAGCTTCGCTCCCTCAGCTGGCGTATCGCTCGTTATTCCAATCTCAGACTCCCGTAAATCTGGACGAAGCTATTGGCCAAATCGAAAATCTGAGCTCATTGCTTGGGCGTTTATCCGACGAGTGCTGGCTTCTCCTGAACCTCCTAAGATTTTCCAAAATGGATCGTACGATATGGCATTCCTCTGGCGAGGGTACGGAATCCCAACCTACGGCGCCGAACACGACACAATGCTTCTTCACCACGCGTTGCAGCCGGAAGCCTTAAAAGGCCTTGGTTTTCTTGGATCGATATATACCGATGAAGGCGCGTGGAAGCGGGAGCGGAAGACGGAAACTATTAAGAGGGATGAATAGCCGTGGCCCGCATAATCCATACCCATGAACTATCCCCCGGCGATCTTGCTAACCAATGGGAACGGGATCAGGTCTACAATGGCCTCGACACCTGCGTTACCTACGAGGTTCTCGAACAACTCCTCCCACAACTAGACGAGCATACCTCCGCTACCTACGATCTCTCCCGGGGCCTTCAAGCACCTACCCTTGAGATGCGCCTGCGCGGGGTTAAGGTGGACCTCGCGCGGCGCGCCGAGGTTATCGAAGAATACCACGAACAACTTGACCAGCTTGAGCGGCAGCTAGATGAGATCGTCCTCGAAGGCGTAGGTATGCCGGGATTCAACTGGCGTAGTAACGCTGATCTACAAGCATTGTTCTACGGCAAACTGCAAATCCCTCCCATCCTCTCCGGTGGGCGCCCTACCGTCAACCGCAAAGCCTTGGAGAAACTCGATGCCTACCTCATCGCCCGTCCCATCGTCCGGCATCTCCTCACTATGCGAGACATTGGTAAACGAATTGGGGTTCTTCAAACTGCCATCGATCCCGACGGGCGTATGCGGACATCATATAACATTGCTGGCACCAGTACGGGGCGCTTCTCCTCCTCCTTCACCGAATTCGGAACCGGCGGAAATCTGCAAAACGTCGAAGAGTCCCTCCGAAGCATCTTTGTCTCTGACCCCGGGACTAAGTTCGCCAAATTCGACGCAAAATCCGGGGAAAGCTTCTGCGTTGGTGCCATCGAGTGGAACCTATTTGGGGACGATCGCTATCTCTCCGCCTGCGAGTCTGGCGACCCACACACAGCTGTTGCCCGACTCGTCTGGCCCGGACTCCCGTGGACCGGGGACTTAAAATCCGACAAGGAAATCGCCGAGCAGAAATTCTACCGGCACCTGTCCCATCGCGACGTATGTAAGAGGCTTGGCCACGGATCAAACTACCTGGGCCGCCCCGAAACCCTCGCTGAACAATCCTCCGTCCCCATTGAACTCGTTCGGCAGTTCCAGCCGAAGTACTTCAAATCATTTCCTGCGCACCTCCGCTGGCACGAGTGGCTGGGTATTCAACTTCGGCGGCATGGCTGGCTTATCTCCCTCACCGGGCGCAAACGCTACTTCTTCGGTCGGCGCAATGATGGTGAAACCAAACGCGGCGCTGTAGCCTACGATCCACAATGCTCACTCGCCGATATAGTCAACCGTGCTATGCTTCGCCTCTGGCGCACCGGCCTATACACCATCGTCCTTCATGACCACGACGCGCTCACTTTCCAATACCTAGAATCACAGGAAGATGAAATCATTCCGGTCCTACTCTCCGAACTCATCGAACCAATCCCGCTCCGCAATGGCCGCGTATTGCGTATTCCATATGATTGTCAAGTAGGCTGGAATAGAGGAAAGTGCAGTGAACAAAATCCTGACGGACTCATCGACTACAAAGGGCCAGATAAGCGAAAGCGTACAACGCCGGTGCCGCTCTTGGATCGAGTCGTTCGTAGAACACACCGATAACCTAGACTCGCCGCTACTATTCCGCAAATGGTCAGCAATCCTGACCATCGCGTCCACACTTGAGATGAAAGTATGGTTACGTACAACATCGCCGATTTACCCAAACCTGTACATCTTCATCGTCGGCCATCCCGGAACCGGCAAGAACAGATCGATCCGGGTAGCAAAGTCGTTCATGGCGGAGATACAAGATTTTCACTTTGCGCCGACCTCAGTCACCGGCGCCAGCCTAGTTGACTCTCTCGTCGAAGCTAAGCGATTTGTCCAGCGCCTACCCGATCCGCCATTAGAATACAACTGCCTTACCATCACCGCCGAAGAACTTACAGCATTCATGCACAAGTACGACGATGAAATGATCGGCCTACTCTCCGCATTCTACGATCCTGACCCATACGCGCAATCGCGCCGAGGCAAGGACTTGCGGATCAAAATTCGGCACCCGCAGATTAACATTCTCTCCGGTACAACGCCATCAAACCTAATCAAACTTATGCCGGAGGTTGCGTGGGATCAAGGCTTTACGTCCCGCGTAATCCTAGTCTTCTCCGACGAACGCATTATCGGCGATGACTTTGCGCAGGATAGGGCGAGGGAGTTGTCGAAGGACATGGTCCACGACCTACAAGTAATCAACTCCCTCCGAGGGGAATTTCAGGTCACTGAGGAATACCGCACCGCGATCAATAACTGGCGTCAACTTGGCGAACCGCCGCAGCCAACGCACCCGAAATTAACTCACTATAACACTCGGCGCAAAGTGCATCTGTACAAGCTATCCATGATCGCAGCTATTGATCGAAGCAATACTCTGCTACTTACCAAAGATGATTTCAACACCGCGCTGGGCTGGCTAGTTGAGGCCGAGATAAACATGCCGGACATTTTCAAAGTCGGTGGGGTCGGCGCAGATGCAAAGGCAATGGAAGAAATCGTTCACTTCGTTCGCGTTAGCGATCGCGGCAAGGGTGTCCCTGAATACAAAATCAACGCCTTCGCGCAGGAGCGGGTGCCGATTCACAGCGTTCAGCGGGTGCTGGAGGTGCTAATCAGCGCCCGCCGAATCCGCGTTATCTCCGTCAATCCCACCGATAACACCCGCATATTCCGCGTCGGTATTGAGAGTCAAGATGACGATTCAATGCTTCCCTGAAAACCAGGTAAAGATCGAAGCAATCCCAGCCATGGCGCCGACTAACCCGGAGCCGAGATGCCCTAGTACCGTAGTTGCCTGCTTCGCGCCGTCCGCCCGATTTTGGTTCGCGATCACGTCATCCAGCTTATGGAATATCCCCTCGACAAGCTGCCCCATGTGTTGCTCATGGCGGTCTAGTCGGTCATCGACGTGTTTCACGGTAACCTCTACTGCCGTTAGCCGTTCACGTACCCGTTCCATTTCCATAGAGTCCGACATGGGGATTGATACCCTTATTTAGAGTTGCACGCGCGAGCAATATCGCGGTCTTGAATAGCGTCGCCGACTACCCGGGTCAGCGCCTTCCTTCTCGGCGCAGAAGCAAGTTCGGCACGAAGCGTTTGTTGGAATTCCGGTGTCCATTCCCGCACCGTGGGGCATTGCACTACCGTTGCCCCTGTGCCAACGGAGCAAATCCCGATACAGATTTTCCCCAGCACCAGCCCTGCCGCGAAGTCCATCACGCAGTTCCTTCCCGCAAACGCTGTTCGATTTCATCAATGCTCTTTGGTGCACTGATCGCCGCTGCCAACTGTTTAGCCAACGAATCCCGCGCAGCTGCTGCCGCATCACGCGAAGCAACCAGCTGCGCAATGACCTTCTCACTCTCCCGCCGCCCCTTGGCGAGGCCAGCCACATAGGCTAGCCCCGCTGCAAGGCTGATGGCAAAGAGTAGAATGCCAATCAGATAGAGCGTTGTCACTTGGTCGCCTCGGCTGCGTTAGCCAATGCCTTAGGCGTATTCACCCAAAAGCCCCAAGCGATTGACGCGATACCGACGACGACAATAATAATATCCCCGCCGAGCGCCGCCGGGACGTAACCCTTGCCAATGGCCCAAGCCACAATCAGAGTCACGCCGCGTTCAATTACACCTTTAATCTGTTCAAAGTTCATCGCTCACTTCTCCTTCATTAGCGCCTTATGCGCCGATTTTGATTGAGCTATCCAACCCGGCCATGGCCATAAGTAGTCCAGCGCAACCAAGCTGCGAATCTACAACAACGGCAGAATAAACCCCGTCGCGGATATATTTCCCTCGTGAATACTGATCCGTACCTGACCAAATATACGGACTCGGCCGCCCCATTCGAGCATAACCAAGACCATTATATTTCTCTAGCAGCGTCATCGTACCACCAGCAGACCAGTCTTTCCACCAACTAGCGTGTGGTGCGCAGTTGACTAGGGCATCTACCCCCGCCTTCTCCCAAGACGTAAATGGTCCGCGTCCACGCGGTACATGCACGCTGACCTTATCCCACCGATCACCCTGCGCAATGCTATGATTCCAACTAGGTCCTCCATCCGGCCTTGGCGGACACTCGCGCTGATGAATCACCGCAATAACAAACCAAGGTACGTTGGTTAGCTTCTCCAACGACTGATACCTTGCCTTGGCATCTGGCGCTACCAATAACGCCGCTGCTTTCTTAAACACGCTCAGCCGCTTCGGATCAAGCTTAGCATTCTTCCATCGTTGCGCATTCGTTGTCATAAGCTTGCCTAGATCGAATCCCATTTTGTCCTCCTAATGCTTCTTCTGCCGCACCTGCCCGTAGATGACACCGGACGCTAACTCACCAAATCCATGCGGTATCTGCCGTCCGGTATTCCAGTCATAGAAGAACTGCGTTGTCCGTCCGATCTGCGCCGAACTAAGTCCTATTACCGCCGGCGCAGTCGCCGCGTGCTTAACCCAATTCTTCGATACCTTACCCTTCGATACTCCCGTCTCTCGACTAACATCCCTCATCGCATCAATCAGCGCCTGTAGCGGCTTCTCCATGGCGGTATATCGAATCTCACGCCCGGATTCAATTCCGTACCAAGCATCGCGAACGAATGGAACGCCGCCAGTTATTTGAGTGGTTAGCGCCTTCGCAATCGTCTTTCCCTTACCTTCATCCGGATCGCTGTGCCCGCGCAAGGCGTGGTGAATCATTGCGGGTACGGCGAGGTAGTATATTCCACGCTCAGCAAGGAATTGCCATGTAGACCGTCCGCGCTCGCGAGGCAGGTTTTTAGCGATTGTGAAATACGCATCCAACAATTGGTTGGTGTTGTGGTTGAAATAATTGTAGAACATCGAGAACGCTTTCATCATTACGTTCCGCTGAACTGGCGCAATGTCAACAATTCCCGATGCTCCGTGCGCGTTACGCAGAGCCTTGTCGGCGATATAAACAGCATCCTTTAACGAGCGCCCTTCCCCAAGCGCCATGTCCCTCGCTGCAATCCATACCGGCACCGCAGATGCTTGATCCAGCGCGGCAACCAGGAACATACTCTTTTGCAAGAACCATTGTCGGGATTGCGCAACTGCAGGAGCTACATCGCGCACGCTAACATTCCCGTGCCCAGCTTCCTTTAACAACTCCCCGATACCCTTCGAAGAAGACATCTTCTCCAGCATATACCCGAGGTTATCGTCCAGATTATGCATGCGATTTCGCAATTCGCCAGACTGCTCTATAGCCTCTTTCACCATACCCCGGCCGATGTTTGGATTGTTCAGCATCCGCGCCGAGACATCATAGACTTGGTCCTTGATTGTTGCATTCGCCGTCTTGAGGAACGTTAGGAGGCCAACTTGTTCAATTGAGTTAACTAACGCGCTACCACCATGCAGAAGCGGCGTGACGAGGTTAAATCCAATCATCATCGCCTGCGCATTGGCCCGGTTCTCCTGCGCCAACCACGAGGCGAATGATTGATCCTTCGTGCCGCCGTTGGTAGCGATGTAGTCAAGCCAAGGTGTAAACTCCGCCGTGTATTCCGGCCCAAATGCCTCACTAACCCCGCGCCGAACTTCCGGCGAATCCAGAAGCTTCTTCGCGTTAATCACCGCCTCACGATATGCTAGCGCGTGCACAGTGTCCGCAAGTCGGCTCGCGATGCCACTAATGTCCAGCCGCAGCGGATATATTGCGCCAGTTCTGGCGTGCAACGCAGCCGTATCAGGAAGCACTTTGTAAAACGCAGGATCAAATTCTTCCTTCCCTGCCTTCACGTGCTCTAGCTTATACAGCGGATCGCCTTCAAGCGGGTAATACTTACCCTCAATAACCCGCCCATCCGGCAACGTGCGCGTGATTTCACTCGGCAACGTAATTGAAACCCCGCGCATCCGCTCAGTTCGCTCAATCACATCCTTCTTAAGATGCTTATCCCAAATCCCCCAAATTCCCTCGACCATGTCCCAATCTTGGCGGGTCATATTCCGGTCAATAAAGTTCAACACAGTATCTGTTTCCCAACCGTATCCTTTCACCAACGTCTTAAGATTACTATCCGTGCCGGTATTTAGTGCCATAGCAATCAACTTCTGCCGAGTCATCTTCATCGGCGCGCCGGTACGAGGGTCGATCAGTTCGGTATTTTCCACCGTGTCCCGCAACGATTTGCGCCACTCGAACGTATCAGGCAAATCCGCTAGCGCCTTGGAAATCTCCCGAATCTTATCCGTCTTCCAGTGCTTTGCCTCCGCTAAAGGCCGGAACACAACGGCATTGAACACCCCAAGCGGGTCTTTCTTATCCAACCAATCCAGCAACCGCTCGGGACGAACTAGCCCTGACACCGCCCACCGAACTAGGCTCTTGTCGTTCGGATCGAAATTCCCTTTCAAATCCTTAAGATTATTGACTGCCTCAGCCTCGACTTGCGCACGATCCAACGCACGCTCACCGCGCGTAATCTTTGAGTCCTCGCGGCCATTCTTTATCAGCGACTTAACCGTGTCCATGAAATCACGCATGTCACCAACGGAGAAGTCAGTCGCTGATCCCTTCTTCGGCAGCGCAAGTTCGATGTCCTTATACCCGCTACGAGTCTCCTCTTCAATGAACTTATCTAGTGATTTGCCTGCCAACGACCGACCAAGCGAATCAGCCTTGCGCCGAAGGGTGTATCCATAATCAACCAACAGCCCCTGAATCTGATCCGTGTACCGCTGCGCAATACTCGGCACAACGTCTTTCGTCAATGGCCCTTCAATAGCGCGCTCGAACTTGCCGTAGTCCCGTGCAAACTCCCGTGCTTCTTTCCAAGCAATGAACGCCGCAAGCTGCCTCTGCCGCGCCTTAAATGCCTCGATATAATCTGGCTTAGCCTTAGCCAACGCCTTCTCAACATTCTTCCACTCGCGCTGCATATCGCGTTCATAGCGCCGAGTATTCAACCCGTCCTTCACCGACTCATTGGCAAAATCATGCCCAACTGCGCGGACGATGGCTTCCTTCGAATATGGAATCTTAACTCCCGCAGCCTTAGCCATCATCTCCAGTTCTGCGTGGAGGATGTTGATTCGATCTTGCCCCGCCACGATCTCCTTCGCGGCCGCTGCAATATTCTCGGCAAGATTTCCTATCCGCGCTTCGGTCCGCTCTGTTGCAATCTCCTTCGCGGC